AATACTACACCGGCCTTGTATTTATATCCTAGGATCCCGTACGGACTTTCCAAAATTATGAAACTGACCCCGCGTTTTCGTCCAAACTTTCAGTTTGTTCATTTTAGTCCTTCCGCATAAGTTAATAGTTTTGGACCTTATATTCTATAAGCCCAAATATAATAGAAGCCCAAATATTATTAAAAGCCCAGTTAGTTTTAATTTTTTATTTTTTCCCATTCTTTTAGTAAAAGAAGCAAAATTGTTTATTTTTTCCCGTTCTTTTAGTAAAAGAAGCAAAATTCTTTATTTTTTCCCATTCTTTTAGTAAAAGAAGCAAAATTATTAATGTTTACCGCTGCGCTTCCATTTTAAAGATAATAATATCCAAATACAAATGAAATAATCCCAAATTAATCCAAATACTCCTCATATTTTATTTCATGAACGTGATGTTTTTGACAAACACCACATGGAATACAAGGAAGTACATGAACCCTATCCCTGCTGATCTTTTCCATGTCTGGTAGAAAGTTTGACATAACTACCACATGAATACAGTTGATCATGGGAGCCATAAGAGGTTCGTACTTGTTGCTAACTATTAACCTATCCTTAAACATTTCAATTAACGAATACTGCAGATAATCCTTTTTATCCCTAGGAATATCAAATACAATGTTAGACCCTAAACACCCTATATACTGGTAAGCTACATTATCTGCTGCAGATCCTCCACGTGTATAGAACCATGGCCCACTCCTAAACAGATCACGAGCAAACGTGGATTTTCCTTCTCCGCCAGTAGGTCCATATACCCATATGATAGTGCGATCGTCTGGGTCCCTGGATAATAGTTGTTTGAGGCGGAGTTGCCAAGATTTCAAATTATCAATTTGAATTTCAGGCGCGCTTTTCTGGAAGTCTTCCTCAGCAAGTTTTGCTTTGACTCTCCTGTAGACTGCTGGGTTTTCCTCTGCCATACGAACAGGTGATCTCAAAACGGCGTCGCGTTGTCTTCTCTTGTGGGACCCACTAGGACAATAATCCCCAAATTCGAAGGGACCTGAAACCCTAGTTTCTTCTTTCATGCAATAGTCCCTAGCTTCATCCGTTTTCCTGGCGCGCTGTTTTTCCAGATGTGGCTGAAGATCCCCAAATAGTTCCTTGACTTGAGCAAGGGTTCGTTTTCCCTTGCATTGAATATATCCCTGGAGATGTCGACGTTTAGTCGACGGTGACTCTTCTTCCTGCCAGCAAGCGTAGCTAACAGTGGTGTTTTCGAACAGAGGATTAAGGTCGGGAGCAGTAGCAGAGAGAAAGAAGAGCGTAAAACACCACCACTGAGACTGAACACACGGCATTTTTAAAGAGAGATAGACAAAAAAACACGTGAGAGGCACGAGGGAACCAAGGAGAGGGAGACAAGGCCCGGGT